TTTGCTACCTTTAGGTCTAATAATTAAGCTGTTATGTTTTTTAGGTAGTTGCGATCTTACTTGACATCTAACACTACCAAACATTACATCTGGATTTGCACCATGATTTACATGAAAGTTAAAAGCTGTATTTAAATATCTGCAAACTGCTAGTTCTGCACAAGCACCACTAATAGATTTTGCTATTTGGTCATTGACACTACCTTTGTAATTATACCCCCAATCTTGTTTAAGTCTTAACGATTCAAATACTCTAGTTAGACCAGTTTGTGATGCTGCAAACAAATCGTATAAATCTAATTTTATATCAATCATACTCCACACATCCCCTCACATTCATTTGTAAATAAATCTAGTTGGTCTGTTTTTTCGTCAAAATCTATTTCATCAATTGGTTTGCAACTATTGTGTAAATAAATTTCATCTTTTAAAGTTGCTGAACCTTTGTTTTTTTCTTTAAATCTTTCTTGTGTTCTAATTGCTTTGTCTAATGCAACAACTTCATCCCACTCTTTTTTATTTTTTTTTATTGCAATCCACTCTTTAGCAGAATGAAAAGGACAAAAAGTACAAGCTGATCTTGGCGGAGTTGGAAAATTGTTTTTATTCATCCAATCTAAACAATGAGATCTTCTAAAATCTTTATCAACTAAGGGATATATATTTTTAATATATTTTAATGGGTTTATTTTCATTCTTTGTACTTCATCTCTTGAAATACCCATTAGTAATTCTACTTCTGTACCCTCTTTTCTTTTTTCACCTTTTTTAAGTCCAAGTAATTCTCTAATTTTTTTTACAACAGGTTTTATTTTGTAATCTGCTGTGCATTGTCTGCGAAGCATACCCTTTTTACCTGTTTCTAAATTTTTAGTATAAAATGGTGCTGTAAAAGCTTTAAATTCACCTTTTGCTGCATCTAAAATATCTTGCTTTAAATTTCTGTAAGTAACAATGTAAATAGGAAATTTAGTAATTTGTTTTTTTAAATAATTTAACCAATCATAAACTTCTTGTGGTTCACCTTTTACATCTGCAAAAATTGCTGCACTTACATTTTCGATTTCACCTTTTTCAATCATTAATGCTAAAGTAGAACTTTGAACACCAGCACCTAAACTTAATATTCTTAATTTTTTCATAATAAATAATTTCCTTTAAGGTCTTGGCAATAGTGAGCTGCTATTGGTCTGTTCTTATAAATATAAAAACCCCAAACTTGATCGTTACCTGGTTTGTACTTTGGGTTCTCAATCCAAGTTGCAACACTTTCAAAAGCTTCATCGCAATTTGTAAAATTATTAATTGGAACTTTTACCCAACCATAATCTGCTGTTGTTACAGCTACAAATAAAAATAATATTGCTTTCAAGGTTTAGTACATTTTTTTATAAAACTTATTAGTTGTGGGTTTTGTGTAAAAATTTTTGCAAACTCTGAACCTATAAATGAAGTGATTCCCTCCTCACCTAAATTTGCTAAACGAATCTTTGATTTATGTGCAATAAAATGCCCAATTTCATGCAACATAGTGTCTAGCAAGGTAAATTTTGGTAGCTTTTCTTGTATGGCTATGGTCTGTGTATCTGGGTAATAACAACCATACATATTGCCTTTTTCGGCTTGTTTCCTAGTTAATTTAACTACTTTAGCTTTGTAATTTCTGTAGCGTATTTCTTTCAGAATCATAAAGCTTATTGTTATAAGTTATGAGAAAATATCTTTCAACTTATTTTAAATATAGGGGTTTCCCCCTTTTATTATTTACCCATAACATTACCCCCTATATATATTTTATAACCGCAGTTTTTTGTTTTTAAATACTCAGTTGATTTTAATTATAATATAGTTATAAAAACCTTATATGCCGAATCATCCAAAAATATTAGGAGATTGCTACAAGAAATTTAACCTGGCTCATACTTCAAAAAGCCAAAACACTATCCCTGACGATATTAGATTTAGAAATTACATAGTATTAACACCTAAAGAAAAGGCAAAACTGCCAAGCAATTGTTCATTTACTGGTGGTACTATTGCCCATGAAATCATTCAATCTATTAAATGTAAAAACAAAACTTTTAGAGAAGCTGTTAAGTTAATCCAAGATAAGATTACTAATTATGATCCTATAGATGAAAAAGATAAAATTAAATTTAATTACATTATAGAAAATTTAGAACCATTAGTACAAAACCATTTAGATAATATTAATGAGATACCTAAACAAGATTGGAAAGCTGAATTAGAATATACACATTGGGCAGATGGTATTAAAACCTATTTTTTATCTTATGTAGATTTAGTTGGTAGTACGAATTTTGGTGATATTAAAAATGTGTTTGGCACACTAACTAAAACAAAAAATGGTTTTAGTTACAGCAAGAAAAAATGTCCAAAAGTTCCATACCATTCAGATTGCTTACAAATAGCTCTGTACTCAAAACTATTACCAAAACATAAACCTTTTTTAACTTATGCCAGTAATGACGATAGAATAATTTTCACACCTGAGAACTGTGTAGAACTTAGAACTGAAAGCTTACAATATTATTATGAGGAATTAGTTCTTTATCAAAAATGTTGGGAAACAAAATTAGAATTGGCTAATGGTGATGCAAAAGTTTTAGCGATGCTGTGCAAACCAGATTTAAGTGAAATAAGAAAAGATGGGTTTTGGTGGAAAGGTATAGATCCAGACATAATTAAAAGGTTCAGAAGTTATTATGAATAAAACTACAGCTACTGGAATTGTTAAACCACTTAGACAAAGAATAAAAGATTTAGAAACTATAAATGCAAAGCATCAAAAAATTAATGGCGAATTACAACAACAAGTAACACAGAAAGATAAAAAAATAGAGGAACTTATGGAAAGAATAAATAACCCATTAAAGAAAATGAGAGAGGATGGTGATTTATGAAAATTAAATCTTTAACTGATGCTATAAAACAATTTAGAGATAATATTGAAGATAGCGATTATGCAAACTTAGGTGGTAAAGGTAAATACTTAACAGTACCTTATAGGCTTAAATTTGTTAGAGAATATTTTGGTGAAAGAATTAGAATTATTACTAACAGTTACGATCTGCCAGATAATATACATAAATTTAAAACAGAAATATATTTAGACGATAAATTAGTTTCAACTGGTCTATCAAAGCAAACACAAAGTAAAGATAAAGAATTTGAAAAACAATCTACAGTAAGCTGTGGTAGAGCTTTATCATTTCTTGGGTTCTTTGGTGATGAACTAGCAACAGCAGAAGAAATGGCTCAGTTTTTAAATAAACCTAAACCTACTGCACAACCAAAAGCTAATGGCATAAAATCTTTAAGAGAAGCTGCTAATGGTTGGATTGCACAAATGGTAACTACTGCACAGCATTCAAAATCACAACTTTATTTTGAAAAAAATTTAACTCCTATTAGAGAAGAATTTAAATCTGATTTAATAGAAATAGCAAAAGATCCACTTGAACAGCTAAGAGTTGATACAGCATACAACAAATTAAAAACACAAATACAAAACAAAGGAACAAATGGCAGATAATAATTATGATAATTCTGGCGGACTCTGGAAAAGAAAACCTAAAGAGGATGACGATCCAAATAAATCTTATCCTCACTATACTGGTTCAGTTACCATGAATGGAACTAAGAAAAATTGTTCGGCCTGGCTAAACATAGACAAAAAAGAAGGTCAACCAGATATTAATATTAAACTTAACGATCCAATAAAAAAATAAAATGGAAAGCGATAACCCCTCTCATTACAAAAAACCAATACAGACTGCTGATGCCATAATGAGTCAAATGACTCCAGAAGAAAATATAGGTTATTTGAGAGGGGCAGCTTTAAAACATTTATGTAGGTTTGGTGCAAAAGGAAAACAAACATTAGATCAAGCTATCATGGATGTAAAAAAAGCCAAATGGTACATAACTAAATTAGAAAATTATTTAAAAACTTTTAAAGAAGATGGATTAGATCTTCAAGATACACCAGCAAATGTAACAAATTTATTTAAGGACAAAGAAAAAAAATGAAAAATGGTAATAGTAATGGTCAAGCAAATGGCCACATATTTCTAAGCAGAGTTAAATTAGATGTATTAACTTATATAAAAAATTTTATAGATCACTACGACTATTCACCAACCTATAAAGAAATAGGTAGCAAGTTTAAGTTTTCTGCTGCAAGAGCTGGTGCAATTATTGCAGAACTTTATAAATTAAAATTAATAGATAAGAACAATCAAGCACATAGAAATATAGAATTAAATCAAAAACAATTAGAAAAAATTCCTTACCTAAAAGTTAATAAAAATTATTCAACAATGGACTTTAGAAAATGAAAGTAACAAAAGAAAGTTTTTATGAAGCAACTTTTAAAGTTGAAGAAGAATTTGACAATGCAGAAGTAGCTGCAAAATCAAATACCCCTAGTGATAATAGCAAAATATTAATTCAAAATATTAAGCTAGAAAAAACTAGGATTAAACTAAACAATGACAAGGAGTCTACAAAGGATGCCAAAGAGCAATAGCTTAATAAGAAGATATGCAAAACTTGATAAGCTTCATGATGAGATTATGAAACCAGCGAAAACAAGAGGTCGTCAATGTGTTCATACATCAGGTGCTTTCAAAAAGTATATTAAAACTTATAGGCAAATAGTTGGTGTAGAGAATGAAGATGCAAAATTCATTCATGGCTAACCAATAAACTTTGAAGTTGTAAAAAACTATAGGCTAGGAGTCTGTAAAAATTAAGGAGAAAGAATGACAGTAAGACCATATAAATCAAACACAAGAACTGAACAGGATATTAAAATAAATAAAGCAATTGGTAAAAAAATTAAAGAAGCTAGATTTAATAGAGTTATTTATATTACAGTACCAGAAGTTCCATTTATTACATCTGGCCATACAATAAAAAAACAAAAACCATGCACACAAACTGAGTTGTCAAAAGCAATAGGTGTAACATTTCAACAAATACAAAAATACGAAAAAGGGACTAATGGTTTGTCTATAATAAGGCTTTTACAAATTAGTAATTTTTTTAAAGAACCACTTGAATACTTTACAAGTGATGCAACAGAATTATTAGGTCAACATAATCCACCTAGTAATAACTTCAAATCAATAGCTCCCTCTAATGATAGCGATGAAGTTAATTTAAAAAGCGATTATAATTAATGTGATACTGATAGGGGTTTTTTTTACATACTCAAATCCTTATCTTTTATTTGTTGTGTGTAAGGGGTAGTGCCTAATAAGCATTACCCCTTTTTTTATGTATTTTATAATTTTTAAAACTAAAGATAAGCTTACTTCCTATACCAATGAAATATTTAAAACTGAGAAAGAAGCTACTGATTATGCTAAGAGAAGTTTAAAAAGAAAAGATACATGGGAGGTAGTTCCCTTTGATAAAGAGAACTACGATAAGTATTGGTATAAGTAGTTATATTACTTACCACAACAAGGACATTTTATTCCACCAGATTGCATTAATCTTACATAAGTACTAAATTCATTAGCTTGTCCAATATCTGTAAAACTTGGTGTATTTATTTGTTTATTTGTTTGTAGATCGTAACAATGTGTATAATAATTGTGCCATTTGTTGTGCATTTCTTTTTGCCAATCAGTAGACATTGTAGAAATTACTGATCCTGTTGTTGGAAATTTATTAGCCATATCTTTCTCCTAATTATTCATTTTCTAATTGTTGATAATATTGGTCTTTAGCTTTTCTTACAGACTCATCTAAATCGTCATATAAAATAGACCAAGCAAAACCAAGATCACCTTTTTTTCTTTGTTCATTTAACTCATCTAATTTTTGACCACTTGCACAAATTAATGCTTGTGCTTGTCTTTGTGTTAATTCAATTTTCATATCTTCCTCCTAATTAAAATGTTTGTTTTGATATTCTAAATTTTCTGGTGTGTTGCCAGAACCTTTGTATCTTTTGATGTAGGTTTCATTAACAAAGTTAATATCTTGATCCCCTAAATCTCTAGCAAGTTCTATGGCATTTTCCTTATGCTTTTTAGTATATGCCCAGTAGGTAGCTGTATAGTGCCTGAAAAAGTACGACTTTCTTTTTATGGGTAGTTGTACCCTATTCTTGGCACAAGTGCTGTCTATGTGGCTTATAATCTGTTCTACGCATATATA